TGGCCAATGGCGAGCGCCTGGACATCAATCCCGACCACAGCTGGCAGGTGACCTATGCCGTTTGAAACCCCTTCGCTGCCGGTGCTGATCAAGCGCGCCCAAAGCGACCTGGCCAGCGATTCGCTGCGCCAGTCCGACGCCCAGGTCCTGGCGCGTACCCTCGGCGGCGCCGCCTATGGCCTGTATGGCTATCTGGATTGGATCGCCGAGCAGATCCTGCCGGACAAGGCCGATGAATCGACGCTGGAACGCATCGCCGCGCTGCGCCTGAACCAGGCGCGCAAAGCCGCCCAGGTGGCCATCGGCAGCGTCAGCTTCACCGCCACGGCGGGTGCCGTGCTGGATGCCGACACGCTGCTGCAAGCGGCCGATGGCCGTGCGTATAAAGTGATCACCGCGCGAACCACTAGCAATGGCCTGAACACCGCCGCCATTGGGGCGCTGGAGGCCGGTAGCCTGGGCAATGCCGATGCGGGCCTGGTGCTCACGCCGGTGCAGCCGCTGTTAGGCATCGGCAACAGCTTCACCGTGCTGGCACCAGGGCTGACCGGCGGTGTTGCCCGGGAAAGCCTTGAATCCCTGCGGTCGAGGGTGATCCGTTCCTATCGGGTCATTCCTCACGGCGGTTCGGCCCAGGACTATGAGACCTGGGCCTTGGAATGCCCCGGCGTTACCCGCGCCTGGTGTCGCGGCAGCTATCTGGGGCCGGACACCGTCGGCCTGTTCGTGATGCGCGACGACGATCCGCAACCGATCCCCAACGCCGAGCAACTGGAGGAAGTGCGGGCCTACATCGAGCCCTTGCGCCCGGTGACCGCCGAACTGCATGTGCTGGCCCCGACGCAGGTGCCGGTGAACTACAAGCTGCGCATCACCCCGGACACCAGCGCGGTGCGCGCCGCCATCGAGGCGCAACTGCGCGACCTGCATAACCGCGAAGCTGGCCTCGGCGAAACGCTGTTGCTGAGTCATATCGCCGAAGCGATCAGCAGCGCCACCGGCGAAACCGACCACAAACTCAGCGCACCCACCGCCGATGTCGTTGCCGCCAGCAACCAGTTGCTGACCTTCGGAGGCTGCACATGGCTGGGATAAGAACCGCCGAACAATACCAGGCCCAACTGCGCAGCCTGCTGCCCAGCGGCCCGGCGTGGGACCCGGAGCGCGTGCCGGAACTGGACGAAGTGCTGCAAGGCATCGCCCAGGAGCTGGCGCGCCTGGACGCCCGTGCCGCCGACCTGCTCAACGAGATGGACCCGGCGGGAGTGAGCGAGCTGGTGCCGGATTGGGAACGGGTGATGGAACTGCCGGATCCGTGCCTTGGCGCCACGCCGCTGTATGACGATCGCCGTCTGGCGGTGCGCCGGCGGTTGCTGGCGGTGGGCAGCCAGGCCATCGCCTATTACGTGGAAATCGCCAGGAGCCAGGGCTACCCCAACGCAACGATTACCGAACTCAAGGCGCCGCGCATGGGCCGTTCACGGTTTGGCGAAGCGCACTTCGGGACGTGGCAGGCGCAATTCATGTGGACCCTCAACACCGGCGGCCGGCTGCTGCTGGGACGGCGCTTTGGTGCGAGCTATTGGGGCGAACGTTTTGGCGTCAATCCGGGCTCGGCGCTGGAATGCCTGATTCACCGCAGTGCGCCGGCGCATACCAAGGTGCACATCAATTATGACTAGGGAGTAGACGGATGGATTATCCGAAAAGTGTGCCCAGCGCTGGCTTGGTGAATGGGAAGTTCGTCGATGAAAATCCGTTGACCGGGACGCCGGGGTCATTGATTCCGGCGGATTGGGGAAACGGGGTGACGCAGGAGATCGTGAACGTCATCAAGGCGGGAGATCTGACGCCGGATGAAACCCGCAGCGATCAATTGCTCGCGGCGATTCGGACGGTAACCGCCAAGGGCTGGAACCAGGACTTTGCCCTGCCGATCGCAGCGCTGCCGTTGCCGACGATTGCCACGGCGGACAGCCGTTTGGCCGTCACTCCAGCAGCGCTGTCAACCAGTGGTGGGCGTGTCTCGATTCCGGCGGGTGTGTACGTCAGCATCGGGCAGGAGGTGGTAGCAGGACGGTTGGGGCGGACACGTACCTACGTGACGACGGCCTGGAGCAGCGCCGATCTGGTGCCCAGCGCCAGTTATTTTTTGAGGGCACAGGTAGTCGGTGATGCGCTGACGTTCTATGTGCAGCGGGGAAGCCTGTATGACCTTGCTCCGGAATCCCTGAAAGGCACCGTCAACGGAGCGGCAGGCGGTGGGTTCCCATCGACGCCGCTGGACATGTGCCTGGCCTGGGTGGTGACCGGGACGCCTGGCTCCCTGCCGACGATCCGCACGATTTACAACCGTGCTCAATTGACCTGGACGCAAACGGTAAATGGCACCGGGGTGGTGTATCTGCCGCTGGATCCACATGCGCGTGCGGGGCGGCTTGTGGCGGGGAATCCGACACCCCCACCGAATGGGGTGACATCGGTGACGTTCGCTCCGGCTGGATGGGTTGGGGGCAATTACAGCTACCTGTCACCCGTCTCGGAAAATCCCGGCAACAACGCAGTGGGTTGGGCGAACCCTACAAGTGTGCCGATGGCAATGTGCGCGATCTTTTCCAACAACGTCGTCAATGACGTCACGGTTTCCACGGTCACCGCGAGTTTCGACCATAACCAATTGCGTTCGCTTTGGCAGTCCTACCAGGCCGAGCACACATTGGGCTCAACCAGTGCGGAGAGTGACGAATTGCTCTTCAGCATGGGGATCAAAGGACACCAGGCGTTAACCGACTACAGCGTCGGTATCGGCATCAATTTCACCAACGCCGTCAATGTCCATCTGTCCTGGGAGCTGATCCGATGAATGTCATTCAAGAACTGCACCAGTACGAAGAAGGACTGCGTCCGCCTCCGCCCTCTGCGGCCCACATCTGGGAGGACGGGACATGGCGGCTGACCGACGAGAACGCTGCTGAACTGCTGCGCCTGGAAGGCGAGCGCCTGTGCGACAAGGTCGATGCCGCTGCCGACGGCGCCCGTCGCGTTTTGGCCGGTGATCCGTTACGGGCCCTGGAATATCAACAAGCGGCCCTTGAAGCGCAGGCGTTCAAGGATCAGGGCTACCCGAAAAAAGCTGTTCCGTTGTCGGTTTCTGCCTGGGTCGTCAAGGGCCGCACAGCCAGGCAGGCAGCGGACCAGATTCTCGCCAAGGCCGCCGAATTCGAAGCGAACCTGCTGACGCTTCGCGAGCTGCGCCTCAAGGCCAAGGCGCAGATTCGCGCGCACGTAGCCAAGGGCAAAGCCGAACTCGCCACTCAAACCGCCGATGACGCGCTCGCGGCCATCCGGGCGCTACGCCTTCGCGCGTGATCCTCATCTCATAGAGAGAAACAAGACATGGATTATCCAAAAAGTGTTCCCAGCGTCGGGCTGGTGAACGGTCGGTTCGTGGATGAAAATCCCGTCGAAGGTTCGCCGGGATCCTTGATTCCGGCTGTGTGGGGAAACAGCGTCACGCAGGAGATCCTGGGCGTTATTTCCGCCGCAAACCTGACCCCGTCCGAAGCGGACACCGGGCAGTTGATCAAGGCTCTGCAAAGCATTATCGGGCGTAGCAGTCCGATGCGTTCAGTCATCACGCGGATCAGCACCTCTCAAGTCCTGAAGGCCGAGGAGTCAGGCCTTGTGTTGATCGACGCGAGCGCAGGCGCGAGTACCTTGACCTTGCCGGCGGCCAACGCGGCGCTAGGCATTCGTGATGTGATTGTGCGACGCATCGATAACAGTGGTAACCGCCTGACGGTGCGCGCCGCCGGTACCGACAGGATAAGGTTTCACACGCACCTGGCGGCCAGCGGTTATCCGTTTCTGGTGTTGATGGGCAGCGGCGATTGGTGGCATTTGCGCAGTGATGAAAGCGGATTCTGGTGGCCGGTGGGCCGGTTTGATGCAACGGCGCTGGGGCGCGTCTCGTTCGAGAGCACACGCCAAGTCATTCCCGGTGGGTATGCCGTGCTCAACGGCAACCTGCTGGTGCGTAGCGATTGGCCGTGGTTGTGGGATTACGCGCAATCGTCCGGTGCGTTAGTGAGCGAAGCCAGCAGACCGGGAAATGAAGGCGCGTGGACGACCGGTGACGGGGCGACAACTTTTCGGGTCCCCGATATTCGTGGCGAATTCCTGCGTGTGCTGGATGAAGCCAGAGGCGTGGATATCGATCGTTCGCCGGGCAGCAGGCAAATGCACGCCCTTGAAAACCACAACCACTTTTTGCCCACCAGTTCGGGCAGTACTGTGCGCCCAACGCCGAGTATTCCCGACAGCCTATGGGACTTGACGCATGACGTGAATGCGGCCCCTGTGTCAGGCACCCTTGCCACGACATTTCCTAATCCGGCTTATAGCAGCGGCGATTCTGTCGGCAGTATCGGCAGTTTCAGCAGTGAAACTCGCCCCAGAAACGTCGCCTATCCCGCTCGAATCAAGTTGATCTGAGGCCACTATGTTCATTTATTTATTTGACGACGATGGTGTTCTGTCCGGCCCGGTGGAACTTCCGGTCACGCCGGGCATGGGCATCCAGATTCCAAGCAATGGCATCCAGCTCTCCTTTCAGTTGCCCGCTGCCCAGGATCATCATTCATGGGTCATGGTTAATGGCGCTCCGCGAGAAATGGTCGACTGGCGCGGTGCGGTGTATCGCAAGGACAACGGCGTTCTATTGCAGTGGACCGCCTTCGGCGAGTTGCCGGACACACATACCGCCGAACCGTGGCCGGGCAGTTACCATGTCTGGCGAGAGAACAGCTGGGTATTTGACGAGACGCTTCAGCAGGCTGATCTCAAGCGCGAGGTCTTGGCAAAACGCGACAAACTGCTGCGTGAGGCTGTTCAGAAAATTGCCCCGCTTCAGTACGCTGAAGACATCGGTGACGCCAGCGATCAGGAGCAACTGGCGCTGATGGAGTGGAAGCTTTATAGCGTCGAGTTGAATCGCATCCAGCATCAAGCTGGTTTTCCAACCGCTATCACCTGGCCTGTCCTGCCCGAGCCTGCTCTTTAACCCGCCTCGGGCAGCCTCTCAGACTTTCCCAATCAATCGCGCCATCACGTAATGCCGGTGAGGCTTTGTCTCGCCTGTTTTTTACCTTTGGCCCATCAGGAGTGAAAAGTGGACTATCCAAAAAGTGTGCCCAGCGCAGGTCTATCGAACGGCAGGTTCGTGGACGAGGATCCTTTGGCGGGAACGCCGGGATCGTTGATTCCCGCCAGTTGGGGCAATGGGGTAACGCTGGAGTTGCTTAATGTTATTCAAGCCGCGGGCATAGCTCCGTCGGAGGTCGTCTATAACCAGCTGCTGACAGCCTTACGGGGGAGCGGGCTGTTTCTGACTGCGGCGCAATTCGATAACAGCAGAGCCGCCGCGACGACTGAATACGTAAACCGCACAGGGGTGCAGTATTCCAGATTCGATGTCTACAATAGCAGTGCCACTTTAACAGCATCGGATGTTGGCGGAGTTGCCAGTTTCGCCAGCAATACACCGGTAACTGCCAGGCTGCCGGCGACTGCGGAAATCATACAGGGCGCGACTGTAAAGATTGTCAATGCAGGGTCGGGCATCGTTACGGTTTCGACGGCATCCGCTATCGATGTGCTGTGCGCTTCGAATGGTGCTCAAGGAACCATCAGTATCGGCCTCGGCGAAACGGCGGAGTTCATCAAGTTAAATAATCAATGGCGTCTCGTTGGCGGCAATGTGGCGTTGAAGTATTCGGCTATGTCCGCTTCGTCATTACAACCCAATGGTTGGAAACGAACGCCTGATGCAACAAGTCCGACGGGATATATTATCGAACAATGGGGCGTTGCCTCCAGCGGAGCGGATGCCAACGGCGTTCTTGTGACGTTCCCCATGTCCTTTCCTAATGCCGTTAGAAACATCGTGGTGACGGATGGCGGTCCCACTTGCGCATGTTTTGGAGTTTCCACCGGCTCGCTGAGCCAGTTCAGGCTTTATGGGCGCGATTATAATGGCGCTTATTCAAGTTGGACTGGGATGTGGCGCGCGATAGGTTATTGAACAGGAGATGATTAAATGATGATCTATTACGCTCAATCCACCGGCGGGTTCTACAACTCCGTCGATCATTCCGGCAGGCTTCCTGAAGATGCAGTCAAGATCAGCGATGAAGAATATGGAGCGTTATTTGCCGCTCCTTTCCTGAACAAACGTATCGAGTCGGACGCCAAAGGCCGTCCGGTACTCTTGGAGCTGTCCATTGATGAACTCACGGTGCGAATGGCCGGTGAAAAGAAATGGCGCGATGATCAACTCACCGCAACCGACCGCCTCATAGCGCGCGATCGCGACGAGATGGACGACGGCGGCGGCACGACGCTGGACCAGGCGCAGTACACGCAGTTGCAGGCCTATCGCCGGGCCCTGAGGGAATGGCCGCAGGACGAGCACTTTCCAGCCGCCGAACACCGTCCGGCCACGCCGTCCTGGCTGGCCGGGCAGCTTTGATCATGTATGTGCGATGACCCGAACATGGACCTTACGCAACAGCAACTCATCAAGATCATGCCCGACGCCCGCGCCCAAGCGGGCGTTTTTATTCCAGCGTTGAACACCGCGATGTCTCGTTACCGCATCGACACTCCCAAGCGCATTGCTGCATTCCTGGCCCAGGTCGGTCACGAATCGGGGCAGTTGCGTTATGTACGGGAGCTGGGCAGCGAGCAATACCTGAGCAAATACGACACCGGAACCCTGGCCGTTCGCCTGGGCAACTCGACCCAGCCCGACGGTGACGGTCAGAAGTATCGCGGCCGGGGCTTGATTCAGATTACCGGCCACGACAATTACCTTCGTTGCAGCCTCGGGCTGTTCGGCGACGAACGCTTGCTGGCCTTGCCCGAACTGCTCGAACAACCGCAATGGGCGGCGCAATCCGCCGCCTGGTTCTGGGCGCAGAACGGCCTGAACGAGCTGGCTGATCGTGACCAGTTCAACAGTATTACCCGCCGCATCAATGGCGGCCTGAATGGCTTGCAGGATCGCTTGCAACTCTGGGCGCGGGCGAGGGAAGTGTTATGCCAACCTTCGGCCTGATGTCGTTTTCCTGCCGGACGTTAGGTGTCGTTGTATTAGTGGCGCTGCTGATCGGTGGCCCAGCCATGTTGGCGTGGCGGCTCCAGGAGTGGCGGTACGGCAGGCAACTGGCGCAACTGGCGCAATCGCAGTCCGAGACGCTCAATCGAATGACCCAGGCGGCAGCGATGCAGCAAAAGGTCGAGCAGGACAAACGCCTCGCCCTGGAACGGCAACTCTCCGCCAGCGAACAAACCCACTACCGAGCCTTGAGCGATGCCCAACGTGACCAGGATCGCCTGCGCGATCGCCTTGCTACTGCCGATGTCCGGCTGTCAGTCCTCCTCGACGCCGACGATGTTGCCGCCGGTTGTGCAGTGCCTGCCGCCGCCGGCGCCGGCGGCATGGATCATGGCGCCCCACGCGCCCGACTTGACCCGACGCATGCTCAACGAATTATCGCCATCACCGACGAGGGCGACCGTGGACTGATCGCCTTGCAGGCCTGCCAGGCCTATGTCAGAGCATTGGTCCGGTAATCTGCCGGACCTTGCAAGCTGTGGCTGCTGGTGTACGGTAGGCGCCAATCGCGTCGAATCAGGAGAGCAGCATGGATGACATTACCGGACTGGCCGCTGAGTTGGGCAGGCGCTTGCAGGTGCTCAATGCCCATGTCACCACCGCCGAATCCTGTACCGGCGGCGGGATTGCCGAGGCGATCACGCGGATTCCAGGGAGTTCGGCCTGGTTCGAAGCCGGTTACGTCACCTATTCCAATCGCCAGAAAACCCAGCAGTTGGGTGTGCCCCCCGAATTGTTCGACAAGGTCGGCGCGGTCAGCCGCGAGGTGGTGGAGGCGATGGCGCGGGGCGCCCAGCAGATAAGCCTGGCGCGTTTCGCCGTGGCGGTCAGCGGCGTGGCCGGGCCGGACGGAGGCTCGCCGAGCAAGCCGGTGGGCACCGTATGGCTCGCCTGGGGCGTTGGCGAGGCGGTGTTCAGCGAGCGGCGCTTCTTTCCAGGCAACCGCGACGAGGTCCGCCGACAAACGGTGAAGGCCGCGCTAGACGGGCTGTTACAACATGCCGCCACAGAAATCTCAAATCAGGGGTAGGCGATCCTGAATCGCTGTGGAATAATACTG